CTCCCCCAATAATAGATATGTCCACGGACGGAATACTTGAGTATCAGGGCACGAAACGGGTCCTTTTCCGTGGCGACACGTCGAATATCGTATTCGATACGCGAACGACCAGTCTAGGAATCGGGGTTACCGGGTCAAATGATCCCAGCTCAAATTTATATATAACTGGAAACGCCTACGTTTCATCTAATCTCGCGATCGGGGGTGTCATGACCATGGGTGTCGTCAACGTGGCGGCCCGTCATAACTTACAAGCAGTGACGGATATGGGGAACGTGACCACACATACCGTGGAGTTTACGAATCCTACGACGAGTATTGTCGCTTCAGGGAATGTGGAGGTGGCGAACGATCTGACCGTGAGTGGGAATATAACGATGAATGGTGAACTTTTAGTGTCCGCAACAGGGGGATCATCTCAAAATCTCAATGGATATATGATACATACATTTTCGTCGGATGGAACATTTACCGTCACTTCACCCGGATATATAGATTTATTGATAGTAGGTGGAGGTGGTGCAGGTAGCGCTGGAGACGACAATCAAGGCGGCGGTGGGGGGGGAGGTGCGGGTGGTCTTCTTTACTTCTCTGACAAATATGTTGGAAATGGAAATTATACGATAGTCGTGGGAACTGGTGGTGTCGGCGGTAATGGTACAAACAGTTCATTCGGTGTTGAGCCTTTTTGTATAGCATTAGGAGGAGCGTATTCTGCATTTTCTAATTATACAGCAGGTGTTGCATGGGATGGAACAAGAGTTGGATCAACTGGTGGGGCTTTTAGGACGAGTCAGTCTCGGGATGGAACATGGCCTCAGGGACATAAGGGGGGTGATGGGCATGGGGATGTGGGAAAATATGGAAGTGGAAGTGGCGGGGGTGGAGCGGGTGCCCCAGGAGTAGCTGGGACGGGTGGTCAGACTAATCTCGTAGGAGGTAATGGAGGCGATGGTAGAGAGTTCGATATAAGTGGAACCATGACATATTATGCCGGTGGGGGGGGTGGGGGTGCACAGTATAATCCTGGTAGTAGATCTAGCGGTGGTCAAGGAGGTGGTGGTCAGGGAGGTGGAAATGCTAATAGTTCGTCGACGCGGAGTGGTTTAGATGGTACAGATGGAAAAGGTGGGGGTGGGGGTGGTTCGTCGGGGGGGAGTGGTTTAGGCAGTTTACCCGCAGGGTCGGGTGGCGATGGGATCGTAATAATAAGATATCATATATAATAAAACTTTTTTCATTTAAAAAAACCTCCCTTCATAATAGATGTCTGCCTCGACTCCTAACGCGTTTCTGAATATAGACGACGCACACCTTCGTGTGACATCAGGAAACGTATATGCTCAGGGATTAAATATATCAGGTGTATCATTTTCTGGTGTCTCTGGACTTCATACGGTCACGAATACTGGTAACGTCACCACAAATACACTCGAATTTAAAAATGGGGCAAAGGCATTTGTCGCAACATCTAATGTTGAAGTCAAAGGATCATTAGACGTCGCGAACGTTGCGACTATTTATAACGGCTCGAATGCCGATTATGATCAAAAACAAAAATTTACTTCGACCGTATCTTCTTCCGGGAACTATTTTGCGAATACACTCGCCACGAGTACTAACGGACTCTATGCGATCGTAGGTGCGCATGGTGAAAATAAAACGTACACGTTCACACGTTCAGGAAGTACGTGGACACAAGAACATACCTTTTCTTCGACTGCTGGGTACGCGGTCGATATTTCCAGTCATGGAACGTATGCGGTAGTAGGCGCGAATGGGTCTGCGTCTGTTTTTTATAGGTCTTCCGGGTCCACGTGGGATTCTGGAACGACACTAACAGCCGCGGGTATATCTGTGACTACGGGGTACGGTGCATCCGTATCTATATCTGATGATGGATCATATGCGATCGTAGGTGCGACAGGGCAAAGCGCCGCGTGGATATTTAGGCGAACTGGAACAACCACATGGGATGCGGGTGTGAAAATAGCACTCACAGGGTTCAGTTTAGGGTTTTCTGTTGCTATTTCTGGAGATGGTCTTTACGCTTTATTGGGCGCACACGCGCAGCATACCGCGTACGTGTTCAAACGTACCGGTGCGTATCTTTGGAGTCAACAAGCGAAAATAACAGAAAGTGATTCGTTCGGCTATTCTGTTGCTCTTTCTACCGATGGTTCACGCGCACTCATAGGTGCGACGGGAGGAAACGGTAAAGTCTATTCGTACGAACGTGCCGGATCAGGATGGTCGCAAAATGCTATCATAACCGCATCTGACGCCGCATCCGGAGATGCCTTTGGAAGTGCGGTTTCCTTAAGTTCCGATGGGTCCTACGGAATCGTGGGCGCACCTGGAAGTGAAAAGGCGTATACCTTTAAAAATGCGGGATCTGTATGGACTGAACTCGGTATAGAAACGGCGAGTGATACTGCGTCTGGACACGTATTTGGTCGATCTGTTTCTATTTCGGGTGATGGAATATACGCACTCATAGGCGCTTCGGGAAATGAAGCGGCTTATTCGTATGAACGAAAAGAAACCCTCGTTCTTGATGTTCGGGGTGAAGCGAATGTTAGGACTCTCAACGTATCTGATGATCTCATCGTGACCAATAATATTCTCGTATCGAATAATTTAACGGTTGCAGGGAACCTAAACGTCACCACGATTCGATCGGATTCCAACGTGGTCGCCGAATACACGGGACCCCACGATCGACCCCTGCGGAAGTACCCGGAGGTGGCTTTGACCCAAAACGACGAATCAGCGACGAGTGGGTATGTGGCTTCTACTAATAATAAAACTACCGGTACCAGCGGTGTTCCTTATAGGGACGCATTTATGGCTTACGACGGATTCTTCAGCTCACAGAATTCTACATGGCAAACTCTAGTTAATTCATATGATTCAAACGGTGACGATGTAAGTGGGGATACATTCACTGCCGGTGGTACGAATTATGTTGGTCATTGGAATAAATTACAAATACCAAACTCGATCAAAGTCGAAAAAATTGAAATTATAGCATATGTAAATGGTACAGATGACCAACGTCCCGATCAAGGTGCATTTTTAGGAAGTACAGACGGAACAAATTGGGAACTCATATATTCATTTTCTTCTGGTACATTAAGTTGGAGTGAGTCTGGAGATGCATCTGGTATACGAAAAATAACAACGATTACAGATATTACAAACACGAATAGATATAATTATTTGGTTTTAGTGGTTGAAAAAATACCCTCAGCTTCGGCAGCTACACAATTAGGTGTGGCAGAGTTACGGTACTACGGCCACGAAGAAGGCAGTGGCTCCCTAGACACCACCCTAAAGACCGTGTACAACGTGCCGGCGACCACGGGGACCCAGTTGGAGGTCTACTATGATGGGCAGGACTACACACAGCCTTCGGATTTCGCTGGACTCGGTGGGGTCGTCGATAAGGCGGGTGGAGACCAAGATGGTACAGCTGGAACTGGTGTCGGGTTTGATACCACGTATAAGGCATTTGTCTTTGATGGATCCACGGATGGTAAAATTACAACATCAATAATAAACGACAGTGGAGATTGGGTTCATTCCGCAAGTGTGTGGGTCAAAGTTGAAACTGGACAGGTGGTAGTGACGAGTGCGTATATCTCACTCCTTGGAACAACGGATAGTGCGAGTACGAGGATTGCGTTTGATTACAAGGAAGATGAATCAGCTATTCGTTTAGGTATCAATGCTGCGTATATTCAATGGAACAATGTTATCGTACCAAATCATTGGCATCATATAACATATACCTATAAAGGTGGTAGCATCCGTGGTGAAAATTATAATTTATACGTGGATGGAAAATATGTAGAGCATTCTACAACTTTTAATGACGCGGCGATTCTAACATTAGCTCAAAACACTAATTTATCTTTAGGGCAGAGCCATCTTGCTACAAACTATTTGAAAGGTTCCATCGCGAACTTCCGTCTCTACTCCAAGGCCTTGAACGCCGACCAAATCAAGGAACTCTACGACTACCAAAAAGACTATTTCTTGGGGTCCAAGTCCCAAGTGACCCTGTACAAGGGACACTTGGGCGTGGGGGTCACCGAACCCTCGGGCCAATTGGAACTCGCGGGAGATGAGCGGATCCAAGAGTATCCTCCAGGTCCTATGAGTGGGTACGAGACTTTGATTCCGGGACATGGGGTGTTTTGTGCGAGTGCGAGTACCGAACATAACACGAATCGGCTAGCGTGGATGGCATTCAATGATGAAAGTGGAGAAACGAGCGGTGATAGCAGTGGGTTTTGGCGTTCCGAATATTTAAACAGTACCGATGGACCATATAATGGTAGTACCGGAGCTTATATTTCAAACGCACGGTTAGGTTCTGACACAGCTTTAGGTGAGTATGTCGTACTTCAACTTCCATATAAAATACAATTGAGAAGTTTGCGTATGAGTCCGAACTATCGCACGGTATTAGATGATTTTGATATTGCTGAATTTCCTAAGAATTTTACGATATACGGTTCGAATGATGGAAATAATTGGTATTCAGTTTTTGTATCTCCTTCACAAACGTTAACAGCTGCATCTGGGAGTGGTGCTACAACTGAAACTACTTCTTACACAATAGCAAATAATGAATACTATAAGTATTTTGGACTTGTGGTTACTGAAACGAACTATGGAAATTATTCCGTTGTTGGACATGGAACTTCTATAGGTAACCTCCAATATTTCGGCACCCCCGGTCCCACGACCCTCGATAAGGGTTCGCTGACTTTAGGGAGATCCCTCGATGTTCCCCGCATTTCGCGGTATGACGTGGATACGGAAACCCCTAGGCCGGAGAAGTTGGTGCTGGATTTCGATACCACTGTGAACAGCTCACCCACAGATATCTCGGGGAAGGGAAATCATGGGGCGTTTAAGGGAACTGCCCAGTACTCCCCAGCGGATAAGGCGTTTAAATTTGATGGGAATAGTGATTGGATCCAAACAACTGCTACGGGTACGAGTGGAAACTTTATTCATTCCGTATCTATGTGGGTAAAGAGTGAAGTACCATCTACTAGCACCACTTCGCGAACCGCATTTCACATGGGTAATGCTGGTGTTGCAAATCAAGAGATGCAGATTCAGTTTAATTATAATGCAAATACTGTGTATTTGGGAACACACGTTGGTTGGTTAACAATGAGTAATATGGAAGACATCATAAAACAAAATCAATGGCACCATATAGCTTACACGTATAACGGAACTAATATGTTACCAACAAATACTAAATTTTACATAGATGGTAAACAAATGACAATGGGTAATGGTAGTTCTTCAACTTTGAGCTTTCCTTCCTCAACTGAAGATGTTTTCTTAGGAAGGTTTAATAGCTCCGGTAGTCAGAACTGGTGGGACGGCCAAATCTCCAACCCCAAACTCTACTCAGTAGCCCTCGAAGCCTCGGAGGTCAAGAAACTCTACCGTCTCGGCCGAACCGGGCGGTCCATGGTCATCAGCGACACGGCCGTCGGTATCGGGAAAGTCCCTGAAGCCCAATTGGATGTGAGGGGGAGTATTTCAGCGACAGGTACGATCAGATCGAGGAGACCCATGTGGAGTGTTGGATTTCAAACAGGTAGCAGTCATAATCTTCCACTAACAGAAGTTGCGATGCTATGGGCTCCAGTAAATTATGATTATACGGGTAATTATGACTCATCTACCGGTTATTATACTATCCCTATTACTGGGTATTATGCCATCGGGGTACGAGCCCTGATTCAAGTTCCCGCTGCACAAAATCGGGTTGATGGTTGGGTAAAAAAGATCTCTGGTGGTGTGACTACCAGAGTTATAATGGGTGAAAGATTAGCGGGTACTGAAGGAGGGCGGGCGACTGGCCATAATCTGACATGTCAAGTACATGGGACTGTATATTTACAGTCAGGAGACCAGGTTTATGCCGGTTACACTGGATATACCGTGTCGCAAGGATATGTATTAAGCATCTCTACTGATTTTAATGAATTTCACGGGCATTTAATTGAAGAAGTAATATCGTAGTATACTATAAACATGAGTCCACAATTGATACAAGAATGCTTAAGGAAAATATCTTCAAATTTACCTGAAACTTATTATTTTGGTGAAACATGGGAATCTATAGAGTTCCCTGAAGGCTACGAAAAACCCTCGAAGGAAGAGTTCGAGGCCAAACTCCAAGAACTCATAGATGCACAACCCCTCAAGGAACTCCGCACTGAACGCAACAAACGTCTCACCGAATGTGATTGGGTGTTTTCCACGGATTACCAGATCCACGATGACTCGTACCAACAATGGCTCACGTACCGCAAAGCCTTACGCGACCTTCCTTCGCTCACAGAAGATCCGAAAAATCCCGTTTGGCCGGAACAACCGGCGATACCTTCGGGAATTACGACGAATCTTTCAAAACGTCAGGAACATTTAGTAAACGAAAACATATCCATGAAAGGTAAAATAACGAGACTCGAGCGTAAGACGACGGATCAGGAACTTGAACTCATACAATTAAAAAGACGTCTAAATAAACTCGAACGACCCACTTAAAAAAATGAAGACCCTTATACGTAAGTATGAATGCCATCGACGTATGTGGCCTACTAGGATCTGTCGTCATAGTTATCATGTTTATACCCGAGATCAATCACGTGTATAAATATAAAGATGCGAAAGCTATTAACTATACCTTTTTACACTTAAACTTAACGGCGAGTATTCTATCTCTCGTTTATTCGTTTTATTACGATATTATTCCGATGACTATAACAAACGTTGCGGCGACTCTTTTCTCGCTACTCATGTACTACTTCAAATGGAAATTCGAGCTTAAAGAATTAAACCAAGTAAATGATATACCCGCTCCTATAGTGTAGTTGGTCAACACAGGGGACTTTGAATCCCCTACCCCAGGTTCGAGTCCTGGTGGGAGCTTGATTTATATGCGGGAGACTTGTAAGACTGTTCACCTTAAGAGGCTCCCAGAACAAGCATATAAATCTTTTCCTCTCTTAGCTCAGTCGGTAGAGCAGTGGACTGTAGTTCCAATGGTCACTAGTTCGATTCTAGTAGAGAGGACCCATTCCTCTGTAGCTCAGTTGGTAGAGCGACAGGCTGTTAACCTGTAGGTCGTCGGTTCAAACCCGGCCGGAGGAGACCCACACCTTTTACATACGTGACCCGGATGTAAAAGATGTTTGCTAATTATAGATGACCGATACGAATCACCACGTACTCACAGGAAAGGTTGATATTACCAGTAACCTACTGGTAGGCTCTTCCCACCTATTTGTCGATACCAATAATAATCGTGTAGGACTCGTCACCGCAAACCCTGACGCAGGTTTACACGTAAACAGTAACGCCTACGTAAACACGGATTTACGTGTGGGATCGCAAATCGAAATAAACGCAACAGCTGGGCGTGTGAAAGCGGCTTCGTTTGAAGGTGATGGCTCTTTATTAGAGAATATACCAGCGGGTGCAGATGGAGCCGCGGCTACGATTGGGACCCCGACCATAACGACCGGACTCGCGGGGACAGAGGCATCCGTGACTAATTCTGGTACGAGTTCTGCTGCCGTTTTTGATTTTGTTATTCCGAGAGGTGATGCGGGTACTAATGGTACTAATGGTACTAATGGTAATGATGGTGAGGATGGAGCCGCAGCTACGATTGAGGACCCGACCATAACGACCGGACTCGCGGGGACAGAGGCATCCGTGACTAATTCTGGTACGAGTTCCGCAGCCGTTTTTGATTTTGTTATTCCGAGGGGTGATCCGGGTACTCCGGGTACTAATGGAACCAACTATTTCACGTTAAGTGGATCGGATATTTATAGGAATACGGGGAATGTGGGGATTGGGACGACGTCACCCAACAACTCACTCCATATATATAAAGCGGCTGCTGAAGGTACGTCTGGACTATTCATAGAAAAAGCGAGTGGTGGTGCAGAAACTACTGCCGCTTTATTCTTCGGCGTGAACGCTCCGGGAGAGAACCCCGGAGTCGCGAAAGCTGCTATATTTTATGAACGCAATTTGGTGAACGGACGTGGTGATCTAAAGTTTTGTAACGACGCTTCTTCGGATGCGAACGCTGTCACGACGGAAGCCGTCGATACGAGGATGATTATTAAGAATAACGGCGACGTGGGAATCGGTACAGTCTCACCCGACAAGAAATTACACGTCTATGGTAGTATACAATGCCATAACACTGGTACCACGGGTGATGAAAATGGATTGTTTTTACAGTCTGTAGGTGATTGGTATAATCTTTCACCGGGTAACGACGGATATTTACACCTCCTCGGGGGGGCGTCTGGACAAGGTAACATGTCTGGTAATTTCTCCTCAATGAAACTCGCAAAACTTATCACATACAGCGATTTGGATGTGAATGGAGATGTAAATATCAGTTCAGGAAACAAAGTTAGAATCAACGGCGACGACGCAGTGTTCCCTCGAATAACACTCGTGAACGGTACGAGCTATTCTTTGACCAGCGGTTCTTGGACAAAGTTGTGTGATTTCGGTCATAATTACTTGGACGGAGCCTACTTCATAAAAATAGAATGGAATTACGGTGGTACAGGTCATTATTGGGCTGGGATGGCGACTGGAATGGTTCCCGCGAAAAGTTACACACATGTTCAATATAACCACGCACCCGATGAACCTTTATCCCTGAATCATTTTTACCATCATAGGACGGTTGGCCGATTTGAATTTACACTGGATAGTGATAATTATTGGGGTGCAAGTTACGGGAGGATAGCGCTGTGGGTCAAGGGAGGTTCAACTGCGACGCACCAATTTTATGTAGACGTACGAAAGATTTTATAATGTCGCGTAAAATATATATGTCAGACGAGATCCTAGAAGTACACGGAACTCAGGCTTCATTACTCGTACTCAGATCTAAAAGAAACCGAAAACTTTATGAGTCTGACTGGACCCAAACGAACGATATACGCTTGGAAAACGAAGAGGAATGGGTCGCGTACCGCCAGGGGCTTCGAGACCTTCCGTCCCTCGAAACACCGATTTGGCCCGAGCAACCACAAGTAAAGATAGTCCAAGGAAAAAACATACGGACCGAATTGAGTGACACAAAAGAAGAACTCCAATCCGAAAAGAATAAAGTTGCCACGATGGAACTATTAGTCGCATCCCTCGTCAAACGTGTCGGGGATCTCGAAAATCTAGTGATTTAAAGAAAAAGCGCTTTCGTAAAGTACAAAATGTCTTGCATCGCCACTCTCAGGCCCATCGTTACCACCACCCCCATTCGATCCAGGAACAGGGTTAAGTCCCGCACCGTAGTACGGGCGACCAATGAGGGCTCTCGTTTCACAAAGATCGACCGCCCTAACGATTTTCTAGCGGTCGCAGAGCGCGTTAACGGTCGTGCGGCTATGATTGGTTTCACTTCCGCGGTGGTCGATGAGATCATGACTGGTAACCCTATCAGCGCACAATTCCAAGAAAACATCGGACTCTCCATCGCCGTCGCATCCTTGGTTTTCCTCGGCACCGCCGCTAACCCGGAGGATGAGGGATACGTCCAGGGACCTTGGAAGCCCGAGACCGAACTCGTCAACGGTCGACTCGCGATGATCGGAATTCTTTCACTCCTTCTCACCGAATCTATTCATCCACAGGTCCCATTGTTTTGAGCTTAAAAATAAAAACTCAGTATAATATAAAATGTCAGGTGGAATTGCCCAACTCGTTGCCATTGGTGCCCAAGATGCTCATATCGTAGGGAAACCCGAGGTATCATTTTTTAGGTCTAACTATAAACGTCATACAAACTTCGCCCAAACTGTTGAGAAACAGGTTATCCAGGGCAACCCCACCGCGAATGGTATGTCCACCGTTCGTTTCGAGCGCAAGGGTGATCTCGTCGGTTACGTTTACATAACTAACCGTGTCGCTGGTACTGCACTTACCCGTGCGAACTGGGAAAAGCAGATCGCTAAGGTTGATTTATTAGTGGGAGGTCAGGTTATTGATACTCAAACCTCTGAATTTTCCCAAGAAATCGCTCCAGTCATGCTCGCGCAGACGTATTCTAAGTCTCTCGCCGCTGCCGGTGGAAATGACTCGCGATTTTACCCTCTTCGTTTCAGCTTTTGCGAGAACGCCCAATCTGCTCTTCCTTTAGTTGCTTTACAGTACCATGACGTAGAGCTTCGAATTACATGGGGTACTGGTGTTGGTGGTGGTGCCAATGCGATTGCCTCCGATTATGAAGTTCATACTCAGTTCATTTACCTCGACACTGACGAGCGTACCACTCTCGCGAATACACCCCAGAACATGCTCATAACCCAAACTCAGAAGATGGTTAAATCTGGCAGTCCCACCCAGGAACTTTCCTTTAATCACCCCGTTAAGTTTTTGGCGACCTACGATTCTACTGGTGTAGGTGTGGCTGGTGGTAACGTTAAGCTTCAGATCAACGGTACCGATGTCGGTGATGCTAAGCATAGCGTAAACTACACTTCGACCGCACTCTATCATCATACCCCTTTCTCTACATTGAATTCCAGTGTCGATACACATCTCCTCTACCCCTTCTGCTTAGATACCAGCAAGCTCCAGCCCACGGGCAGCTTAAATTTCAGTCGTATTGACAGTGCCCGCCTTCTCTCTGATGCTGGCAATTTCGAAACTGATATATATGCGGTTAACTATAACATATTACGCATAGAAAATGGTATGGCCGGCTTGTTATATAGTAATTAAATCCTAATTAATAGTAAATGTTAGTCTTTTTATTTTTATTGGCTTTCGTTTT